AGGCCTACATCCAGGAGCTGGAGGGCGTGATACCGCTGGAGGAGGACCACTTCTTCATGCTCTACGCCCCCGACAAGGATGACGATTGGGAGGACGAGAAGGTATGGCAGAAGCTCAACCCCAACCTTGGCGTGTCCCTCTCCTGGGACTACATGCGCAGCATCTATCAGGAGGCCAAGACCCGCGGTGGATCCTACGTCTCGGCCTTCAAGACGAAGAACCTCGACATGTGGGTTGACGCCCCTGACTTCTGGATAGAGGACGAGGAGGTCGTGGCCAACAACGCCGGCTTCGACGTGGATCTTGTCAGGGGAGAGGAGTGCTACGTGGGGCTGGACCTTGCGTCCAAGGGCGATATTTCCGCCGTGTGCCTTTTCTTCCCGAAGTACATGGTGGCCCGCTTCCTCTTCGTGGCCCCTGAGGAGAAGATGTACAAGCAGGACGACCGCGTGGACTACCGGCTCTGGCATGAGCAGGGGTGGCTGACGGTGTGCCCAGGCAAGGTGCTGGAGGACGACTGGTTAGTGGACTTCCTTCTCCGTGAGTTGGAGCCCTACGATGTCAAGTGCGTGGCCTACGACCCCTGGGCGGTCTGGAATCTCGTGCCCAAGCTCAAGAAGTATGAGGAGCAGCTGGTCGCCTACCAGCAGAGCATCCGGTACATGAGCGTGCCGTCCAAGTGGATCCAGACGGCGGTGCTGCGGCATCAGTTGAACTTCCTGGACAATCCCATCATTCGCTGGATGTTCCGGAACGTGGTGATATATACCGATGCCAACGCCAATATCAAGCTCGACAAGGCCCGCTCCAGGAACAAGATCGACGGAGTGGTGGCGCTGGCCGACGCGGTCGGCGGATGGCTGAACGTCACCGGAGGGGAGACGAAGAAGATTTATACGGGGCATACGCTGCGGGTCATATCAATGAACGATGATGAGTGAGCTCTATGGATGATATTACGAGGATGGTGTCGAAGGCCGGCTTCATTCAGGTCTTCTGGGAACGGATCCGGGGGGACCGCCGGTCCGGTGGCAGCATGACGTTCAAGGAGTGCTACCATCGTATGGAGGACGAGTTCGAGAGGGCCTACGGCTGCACCCGCTTCCGGTCCTTTGATGCATTCCGTATGGCCGAAAAAAGAAGTAAGCGGACCTGACGCAGGAACGAACAAATGTTCACTCTTTAGCGATTTTTTGCTAATATATTTGTGGCAAAGCATTCCGCAATGCCACTTTTTACACGTCTCAGCAGATGGATGGCCTCGCGGAGGAGCGATGCCAATGTCGTGGTGGCGCCTGACTCGGTAGTCAAGGTGCCGTCTCCGTTTGGCGTTGCCGTCACCAATCAGGTAGCCCTGAAGGTCACGGCATTCTACGCAGGTATCCGCATCCGCTCGGAGAACATTGCCTCCTTCCCGAAATGTGTGAAGCGTCAGACGGCCCAGGGCCTCGTGGACGTTCCCTCCCATCCGGCCTACCAGGTCATCAATGTCCGCCCCAACAGCTATACCAACAAGTTCGACTTCTGGAATGTCATCAACACCTGGCTGGACGGCTGGGGCAATTCCTACGCCCTCATCGAGCGTGACGTCGCCGGCGCGCCGGTGGCCCTGCATCAGGTCCATCCCTCCTGGGTGGCGGGCATCACCGTCGTCAATGGCCGCAAGTGGTACAAGGTGTGCTGCCCGGATCCGGACCGCGCCTTCCTCAACGGGACATTCCCTGATTACATGATCCTGCACTTCATGCTCGTCACCCTGGATGGTATCAAGGGCGTGAATCCGGTCATCTACAACGCCATGGCGCTCGGCAAGGCGATGGCAACCGAGCTGTTCGCTTCGGAGTTCTACGAGAAGGGCGGCAACCTGAAGGCGGTCATGGAGACGGACGGTCACTTCGGCGACGACGACTTCAACGCCTTCATGAGGCACTTCAAGGACTCCAGCCGGAACTTCGACACCCCGCTCCTGGAGTACGGTGTGAAGTACAAGCAGCTTTCCGTCAATCCGGTCGCGGCGCAGCTCATCCAGTCGGAGACGCTCTCCATCCAGGACGTCTGCCGAATCATCAACATACCGCCTCACATGGTCGCGGAACTGTCCCACGCGACCTTCAGCAATATCGAGCATCAGACCATCCAGTTCGTTCAGTACAGCCTCCGCCCCACGGTGAAGCGCCTGGAGGACGAGTTGGAGCGCAAGCTCTTCTTCGAGGACGAGCAGGGCGTCTACAGCGTCAAGTTCAGCCTCGACGGACTGCTTCGCGGTGACACTCAGGCCCGCAGCGCCTACTACCATAACGCCATCCTCGACGGTTATATGTCCCGCAACGAGGTCCGCGAGCTGGAGGGCATGACGCACAAGGAGGGCCTGGACGACATGCTGTACCCCCTGAACACCGGGGTGGTGGGCAAGGAAACAGACGAAGGGACAACAGAGTAGAGACTATGACTAAGATTCTTATGAGGGCCTTCGTGCCCGAGATCCGCAAGAAGGACACCGACACCCGCACGGTGACCTTTGTCGCATCAGACGGGTCCAGGGACAGCGCCCACACCGTCCTCAACCAGGACAACTGGGACCTCCGCAGGTTCAATGCGAACCCGATCATCGGGTACAACCATGAGATCTACGGGGCCTGGGACACCAAGGACGTGGACTTCGTCATCGGCAAGGGCCGCGCCTACGTCGAGGATGGGAAGCTCCTCGTCGACATCACCTTTGAGCCCAAGGAGATCAACGAGCTCGCCGAGAAGGTCTACCAGAAGGTCCTCTTCGGTTCGCTCAACGCCGTGTCCGTCGGCTTCCTGCCGCTGGGCAAGGGCGCCTGGGGCAAGGACGACGAGGCCCCCGGCGAGGCCCGTGAGACCTACTACTACGCCGGGCAGGAACTCCTGGAGATCTCCGTCGTGAACATTCCATCCAACAGCAACGCCACCCGCAAGGGCGAGGACGCCGCAGCGGAGGAGCTTGCCGCTCTTCGCGCCGAGGCGGAGCCCGAGAAGCCGGCAGATCCGGCCCCGGAGCCCGAACCCGAGCCTGAGGAGGGCGTTGACCTGAAGGCCCTCGAGCAGAGGGCGTCGATAGAACTGGCAGCGTCGGCTGCTTTTGTATAACCCAAAATCCAACTACTTATGCGCAACATCACAGAAATCCGCAAGGATCTGAAGGCCCAGATCGATAGTATCAGGCAGATGGATCCGAAGGCCGACAAGGCTGCCTATGACGCCGCCGTTGAGAAGGCCATGGAGCTCACCCGTGAGCTCGAAAACGCAAACAAGGTCGAGCTGGCCGAGCAGCGTCTTGCTGACAGGCAGCTCGCCGACCTCGAGAAGGACGCCCAGCGTTCCTTCAGCATCGTGAAGTTCATCCGCGAGGCTGCCGAGGGCAAACTCTCCGGTCTCGAGAAGGAGGTCGCCGAGATGGGCGCCAAGGAGTACGAGCGTCTTGGACTCTCCAAGAAGGGCTTCGTCCTCCCCGCCGCCGCTCTCCGTTCCTCCGCCGGGCAGAACGCCGGCACCAACGCCGACGGCGGCTACGCCAAGGCCGAGCAGCTGCCCCGTTACATCGACGGTCTGAAGGACAGGCTGGCCGTGGCAAAGCTCGGCGCCACCGTCCTCGGTGACCTCATCGGCACCGTCCCCGTCGTCTCCGCTGGCGCCATGACCGCCGCCTGGTACGCTGAGGGCGCAACTGCCTCCGTCTCCAAGGCCGCCTTCGCAAAGGTGACCCTCACCCCTCACCGCAACGCCATCGTCGGTGCATTCTCCAAGGATCTCCTCCGCCAGACCTCCATCGACATCGAGAAGATCGTCTGGGACAAGATCCAGGAGGCCCACGCCCGCCTGCTCGAGGCCGCCTGCATCAACGGCTCCGGTTCCAGCAACCAGCCCACGGGTATCCTGACCGCGCTCGCCGCCGTCACCAACACCCCGAACATCGTCGCCACCGGCACCAACGGCGGCGCCATCACCTGGGCGAACATCGTGGCCCTCGAGACCAAGATCAACGCCGGCAACGCCAACCGTGGCAAGCTCGGCTACCTGACCAACGCCAAGGTCATCGGCGACATGAAGACCATCGAGCGCACTTCGACCAACGGTCGCTACCTGCTCGACGGCAACTTCGACAAGGTCAACGGCTACCCGATCGAGTGGACCAACCTCGTCCCGAGCAACCTGACGAAGGGCGATACCACCTCGGCTTGCTCCGCGATGATCTTCGGCAACTGGGAGGATCTCTACATCGGCCACTGGGGTGGTATCGACATCGTCGTCGACCCCTACACCCTCGCTGCCAACGGCGATGTCCGCATCGTCCTCAACAGCTGGGATGACTGCAAGGTCGTGGAGACCGCGTCCTTCGCCGCCATCGTAGACCTCACCACCAACGCCTAATCCCTTTGAGTCATGGAAACCCGCGACATCCTGGAGATCACCTGCCCGTCCCTTGCGGATTTCCGCAAGCATTTGCGGATTACCTCGAATGATCTCGACGCCGAGCTTCTTGCGAAGCTACGGGCAGCGATCCTGTCGGCCGAGCACGAGATCTCCACGATAATCGCGCATTCCATGTTCACTCTTACCGGGGAGTTCTCCTCCACCATAGCGCTGAGGTGGCCTGTACGCGAGGTCACCTCGGTGGCTGTGGATGGGGTAGCCCTCCAGGAGGGGGACGATTACACGTATACGGAGAATGCGCTGACTATCGCGGACTCCGTGACTGGGGCGAAAGTCGAGGTAATCTACGAGGCTGGGCTCTTGCAGGTACCGGAGGACATGCAGGCCGCAATTCTGTTGCTCGCCGGCAGTCTCTTCAACAACCCGACAGACCGTCCGGAGGAGCGTGACCGCACGACGGCCCGCAATCTCCTCCGGCCTTTCAGAACCTGGGGGGCGCACTGATGGAGAACCTGATCAACATCGGCGAGCTCGACACCCTCGTGACTCTCCTCTCTCCAACCCCCGCTCTGGGGACGGAGGGCGAGAAGAAGTCTACGTATGCCAGGCACTCCGACGTCTTCGCCAGGATCGACCGCAATGTCGCTGAACAACTTGCCTATGACAATTACGACGGAAAGGACAACGCCGTCCTGACCATCTACAAGGTTCCAGGCATGAATACGAGGTGGCAGGTGGAGATCGGCGGTCATCGTTACGAGATCCTTTCCATCGACCCGATAACCCGTGTCTCGCCCCTGTGCGAGGTCAACGTCCAATCCATCGACTGACATGGCTGTAGCTATCCGCATAGAAGGTCTTGACGAAGCCCTGAAGCAGCTTGACCGGCTCCCGGCCAATGCTCTCAGGCAGACCGAGGCTGCGATGAAGGAGG